ATATAAGTGACATAAAAAAAACAAAGAGAGGTTTTTTAGATTATATAGGGTCACATTATTCTGGTGGACAATATTCACATTTTTGGGCAGCTGCTAATCATTCTGGTATTATAGAAAAAGTAGGTGGTGGTTCTAATGTAACATATAAACTAGGACCCAATTATGAATCTTGGGAAGAGGGTAGAGTAGTAGCGTTTTAAATATAATATTATGGATAGAAATGAAAAATTAAAAATATTTGCTAAATGTTTAGGTGATCCTATATATGCAGTTGAGACATTTTTAAAAACATATGATTTAACTCAAAAGGGGTTTGTACCGTTTAAGTTATTTTACAAACAAAAACAAATAATTAAGTCTTACGAAGAAAATAATCGGAATATAGTTACTAAACCAAGACAGGCTGGTGTATCTACTACAACCGCAGCCTATATTGCAATAAAAATTGCATTTTGTGACCCAAATAACCCTTGGAAAATTTTGGTGCTGGCGAATAAACAAACATTGGCTCAGGAATTTCTTAAAAAAATTAAAGACTTTACCGATCAAATACCTGAATGGGTGTGGGGGATTGGAGAAGGTGAATCTTATTTAGATATTGAAGCTAAAGGACATATAAAAACTAAGTCTACTAAATGTGAAGTTAAGGCATTGGCAACATCAAAAGATGCACTAAGGGGATATACCCCTACATTCTTAGTGATGGATGAGGCAGCTTTTATCGATAACGGTGCTGAAGTATTTGGTGCAGCACTAACCTCTTTGGGTACAGGTGGTAAGGTTACGTTAATATCAACACCTAACGGTCAAGACGCATTATATTATAAAACATATGACAACGCTAAAAAAGGTGATAATAATTTCAATATCATTGAAATGAGGTGGTATGAGGATATTAGATATAATAGACACTTAAGTTGGTTAAGAGGAGAAGATGAGGTAATTGTATGTGATAGTATCGGTAGAGATAAATTAAGGTGGGAATACAGTGGTAAAACGTATGAAACGGATAGTACACATATTGAAGACTACGGTGTTATGGAAAAAGATGGTTGGAAGGCAACTTCACATTGGTATGAGGAGATGTGTAGAGATATGAATGGTGATAAGAAACAAATTGCGCAAGAATTAGACGTATCATTTGTTTCTTCAGGTGGTAACGTAGTTGATGATGAGTATGTGGATTATCAGAACACAAATTATGTTATGGAACCTAAGTATAAAGCTGAAATGGAGAAGTCTATGTGGATATGGAAAGAACCAGAGGTGGGTCACAAATATATTATGGGCGTTGATGTTTCTAGAGGGGATGGTAAAGATAGTTCCACTATTGTAATATTAGATTTTGATGGGTTAGAACAGGTTGCGGAATTCAAACATAAATTACCTCCAGATTTATTGGCAGAAATTGTATATAAATACGGTAACCTATATCAAGCTTACACTGTCGTAGATATAACAGGTGGTATGGGAGTATCTACTGTTATGAAGTTATTAGAAATGGGGTATAATCACTTACACTATGACGACCCTAAAAATAGAAAACTAAGTGAAAAATATGCAAAAAGTGTATATAAACAAGGTGATAAAGTTCCTGGATTTAATGTTGGAAGTAGTAGGTTGCAAATGGTTAGTGATTTAGAAGAACATATTAGAGAAAATAAAACCATAATAAGATCGGTTAGGTTAATTTCTGAATTAAAAACTTTTGTATATAGAAATGGTAGGCCAGATCATCAAGATGGTTTTCATGATGATATTATTATGGCTTTGGCGATGCCACTTTTTGTGGTACAAACAACATTTAAAAAATTAGAGACAATAGAAAAACAAACAAAGGCAATGTTAGAAGGGTGGGTTAATACTAATTTATCGAATGATGTGAATAAAGTTAATAAAAGTTTTACAAATCCATTTTATAGTAATACCCCCACCTATGAACCCCAACAACAGAATAATAATAATAATGATAATGGTGAATATAATTGGTTATTTGGTATTAAATAACTTTTAATATTTTTTGATATTTATTATTATAAAATAAACATTATACTTATAAAATGGCTAGAAAAACTATATTCCAACAGTTAAACAACTTATTTGGACCGGAAATAAAAAGACCCGATAATAAGTCTCGATATTCTATAAACGATAAAGAGTTATTAAAAACTAAGTCAAAAGAAGAATATGACTATGAAAAACTAAAACTACAACAAGATAAATATTTATCAGGAATGTGGCAAAAGGTTGATAACGAGATTTATCAACACTCTATATATTATGAAACAACAAGGTTAGCTTCATATGCAGATTTTGAGGGTATGGAATTTTTCCCTGAAATTGCGGCAGCATTAGATATAATGATGGAGGAGTCGACAACCTTAAATCCTGAAAATAAAGTGATAAACATATTTTCAGAAAGTAAAAGAGTTAGAAGGGTGTTGGAAGACTTATTCTTCAACAGATTAGATATACACACTTCATTACCTATGTGGACAAGAAACACATGTAAATATGGTGATAATTTTTTATTTTTAAATATTGATAGTGAGGAAGGTATAACAGGTGTTAAACAACTACCAAATATAGAAATCACTAGAAAAGATAATGAAGGTTTTGGTGCAAATTCGGTAAATGCTGAAGAAGATAGTTTTAACCCAGTTAAGTTTGTTTGGGGTCAGAGAGATATTGAATTTAATGCGTGGCAGGTTGCACACTTTAGACTATTAGGTGATGACAGAAGATTACCTTATGGTACTTCTATGTTAGAAAAGGCTAGACGTATATGGAAACAATTATTACTTTCTGAAGATGCTATGTTAATTTACAGAGTTACAAGAGCACCAGAAAGAAGAATCTTTAAAATATTCGTAGGTAACATTGATGAAGCAGATGTTCCTTCATATGTACAAAAAATTGCTAATAATTTTAAAAGGAGTCCTGTTATAGACGAAAAAACTGGGCAGATAGATACTAGGTATAATCAAATGGCTCAGGATCAAGATTATTTTATCCCTGTAAGAGATCCAAACGCACCTAGTCCTATAGATACCTTACCAGGTGCAACTAACCTTTCAGAGATTGCAGATATTCAGTATCTACAGAAGAAATTATTTACTGCTCTTAGAGTACCTAAACCGTTTTTAGGTTTCGAGGAGGCAACTGGTGATGGGAAGAACTTAGCGTTACAAGATATTAGATTCGCAAGAACAATCAATAGGATACAACAATCGATGTTACAAGAATTAAATAAGATTGCAATAATCCATTTATACATTTTAGGGTTAGAGGATGAATTAGAAAATTTCACTTTAACACTTAACAACCCTTCTACACAAGCAGAGATGTTAAAGATAGAACAAACACAAATGAAGGTTACTTTATATAAAGATGCAGTGTCTGATGCAGGTAACGGGTTCGGATCTATGTCTATGACTAGAGCAAGAAAACAAATATTAGGGATGTCAGATGAGGACATTAGAAGTGATTTAGAACAACAAAGGTTAGAGAAAGCAGCTGCGGCTGAAATGGAACAAACTGCTAATATTATTAAGAAGACTGGTTTATTTGATAGAGTTGATAAATTATATGGTGACTTTGATACTTTGGTTTCAGATGGTGCAACCGCTGAAGGTGGTGAAGGTGGTGAAGGTGGTGAAGAAACTGACTCTGGAGGTGGATTTGGTGCAGACGCTGGAGGTGGATTTGGTGCAGACATAGAAAGCGCTGCAGATAGTATGGCTGGTGGTGAAGCAACCGCAGCTGAAACCGACACAGCAGTAGAGTCAACAAATAAAAAAGATAATCTTTTAATGGAGGAAAGTAGACGAAAATATGTATCTAAAACTAAAAAATATCAAGGGATATATCTTAAAAGACTTACAGAAAGTTTAGGGAAAAATGAACATATTTATGATTTAGATTCAGTAGAAAAAGATACTGATATTATAAACAACAAAATAGAGGATATGTCAAAAGAAATAGATAAAATCATCAAAGACTAAATTTTTTCATAATTCTTAATATTTATTAATAAATAGAATATGGAAAATTTTGGTAATATAAAAGACACTTTTAAAAATATAGTGGTTGAGTCTGTTTTAAGGAAAGATAAAGAGGGAAAAAAAGTATTCTCTAAATTTTTAAAAACGTTAAAAGAAAATAAAACATTAAGTGATCAATACTTAATTTATAAGAATTTACAAACTAAAAAGTTTAACGATGGTGGACAAGCCAGAGAGTATATTAAAGAAAATATAACTTTATTAAGAAATTTAAATGAGGGTCACATCCAAAAAGGAAATGACTATTTTTTAAAACTATTAAAAGGTGTGAAGATTATTAAAGAAAATGATTCATTTTATAATGATATATCCTATTTAACTAAAACTAAAAAAACCCCTTCTAATATTGATAAACTCAATACATCTACAAATAACATTGTTAGGTTAATGTTAGAAAAAGAAGATGAGGTAGTAGTAAAAGAAAGTTTAGATATACCCCCTAGTATAATTACTAAATTAGCGGTTGACAAATTTAATAATAGATACTCAAATATAAGTGAATCGGAAAAAGAAATCATAAAAACTATTTTAAATGGTAATGATGAAGATAAATTAAATACGTTTATTAAATTAAAAAAGGGTTGTATTGAGACTATCGATAAAAAACTAGATGAATCATCAGACATAGATTTAAAAGACAAGTTATTGAGAGTCAAAGACAAGTTACTAAATACTGATTTTAGTTTAGATAATTTTAAAACGGATATAGGTAAGATTTATGATTTAAATGAATCTATATAATAATAATAGGAAAAAAAAGAAAAATGAGAATTAAAAAAAATGGAAAGGTTATTAGACTAACCGAATCGGATTTACAAAAAATTGTAAAAAGGATATTAAAAGAGAGTAATGAAAATCCAACACAATATCATAGATATAGAGACGGATCAAATCCAGGGATAGAGGACTTTTTTCAAAACCCAACAGATAGAACATTACAAGATAGACTTAAACAACAATTAAATGATGATGTTTATTCTAATGTAGATAATCCAACCAACATTGGTAAAGGGACTAGAAAATTATTTATTTATTTTAACGGTAGAAAGATGACAATAGAAAGGTTTATTGATCAGGTACAAAGGGATGGTGAAGATGGTTTTTGTCATGTTATAGACGAATATGAATACGATAATAAGTTTCTTGGTGCCACTAAAATAACCATTAAAACTGAACAAGGTCCTTGTGAAGAGGAAGAAGAGGAAATCGATGTTGATGTTGATAAACCCGTTGTTGATAAACCCGTAGAAAAAATAGGTTGTCCTCAAGGTGATAAATGGTATGAGAATGTATTAAAAATAGGTACACCACCAACAGGTGGTTTTATGTTTAACTGGAGAGAAGTTATACGCCTCAAAATGGGAAGTTCAAAAGAATCGGTATGTAATTGTTTTCGAAAGAAAGGTGGTAGGTATAAAAGAATACATGACACCGCTCCTGGTTTTTGTGTAGCCAAACAACGCAGAATTCCATTCCGCCCATAAAAACTAAAGAATCCATTTTGGAGTGAAGTCGAACACACTAATACAATAAAAACGGATATAGGTAAGATTTATGATTTAAATGAATCTATATAATAATAACAATAATAATGATAATTAAAAAATGAGAATTAGAAAAAACGGAACAGTTGTAAATCTTACAGAATCAGATTTACAAAGAATTGTTAAGAGAACATTAAATGAACAAACCTCTGATTTACCTTCATGTAAAAAAGTAATGGGTGATTTAGCGGAGGAAGAAATGGAAAAGAATCAAAATAAAGGTAAACGTGATAAAGGTAGTAAACCCCCTATAGGTACCGTTGGTACGGCAGAACAAAAAGTTACTTTAAAAACAACTGTTGGTCCAATAGGTGAATCTGGTGTTGTAGTTGCATATAAGGGTCGTACACCTTGGTGTAAGTGCGGATAAAACTATTAAAAAAACGGATTAGGACCGTTATTGTCTACGGACAGTATAAAACCCACTAAAGTTCGCTACTATAGTGGGTTTTTTCATGTCTAAAATTTGACATTTCGCGTCACAATCATTATAATTGTAATATACAAACTTTAAAAATAACAAAAAAATAAATAGATATGAATGAAAGTAGGAAAAGAATTAAAACTGAATTTATTAAATAACTACAAAACTAAAATCGGTACAGTCAATAATAAAGAATCTAAAAGTTTATACATTAACCTTAGTGCTTGGGGAGAGATAAACAACATTGATGAAAACACAAATTACGAATCGGTGTTGAGGAATCTAAGAAAAAAAATCAAACAAAATCTTAATAATAAGTTAAACGAAGAAATCTTCCACAATAATAAATATATAGTGGATTTAGATATGAGATCATCTGGATTTGTAACCACCAAAAGAAGTTTTATGTCCTGTGAGATAACACTATATCAGAAGAAAGGGTTACCTATAAATCAAATAAAATTACTAAACGAATCAAAAAAATTAATATACGATGTAGCAAATAATTGTTTAGATAATAATAATTATTTTACCTTTTATAAAACTAAAAAATAGAGTTTTTATTGTAATGATATATTTATAATTAAAGTATATTATGGAAACATTATTAGAAGAGAAAAATCACATGAGAAAGTTAATGGGGTTATCTTTGTTAACTGAAGAAGAAACCCCTAATACTAATTATACTGGTGGTGATATTTTAGATGCGACAATGTTAAATGTTAGTTCAAAAGAATTACAACCTCTCATAGATGAATTAAATGGTATAGTAGTAAATACTTCAAAAAAAGTAGGGGTTAAAAAGCCTAATGATACAAATGGTGTACTTGTTACGTTAGTTAGTAAAAATATATCTAAATCACAAATGAATGGTACAAATTTTCAACAAATTCAAGTTGGGGATAGAAATGGAGGTGTACCTAACCAGTTTATGGAAAATGACACTTCTTTTGACTCTGTGTTTGTTCAGAACTTATATGGTAAAATCACTCCAAATGAAATAGGTTCACAAAAAGATATAGATGGTGGTACGTATTGGTTATCTAAGCGTTTTAATGATGAATCTAAAGGTGATAAAAATTATGAAAATTTCTTTAATAAAACAAAAAAATCCAAGTCTGTTAATATCATCAATAACTTATTTGGTGGAAAAGGTGGAGATTCGGATAGGTTAGCAGCAACTATGTCAGCAATAATGGGATTAAATGATGCAAGTAGGGTGAATGATTTCATCGACACTAACGGTACTCATTCGGGTATAGATGCTAGAGATGTAGCTATAAATAAATTGTATATTGAATTAAAAAATCTATTAAAACCATATATGGAAAAAAGTAAACAATTCGTAACAGATTTAATAAACAATAAGTTTAAAAAATTCCAAACATCATTGGTTTCGCAAACTCCAAGGTAATTAATACATAACTTTTATTTTACATTTAATATAGTCATTTTTTTTCATTTAAACAAAAAAAATAGAGTTTTTATAGTAATGATATATTTATAATTAAAGTAAATCATTATTATGGAAATAATTAAAAAAAACGAAATAAATAAAAAAGGCATTCTCATCGAATATGATGCTGGATACATTTCCCCAAAAGATAATAAAAGTTTCATTAACGAAGTTAGTAAACTATCAGAAGGTCAACAAGTAGTTAGTGACCCTTTAATTGTTTATGCTGTTATGCAAAAATATGGGGTGGAGAATAAAAATGAAAGGGTGTACCCTGAAGCTCTATTAAGAAAAGAAGCGGAAAACTATTTAAAACTTGTTAAAGAAAAAAGAGCAATGGGTGAAGCTGATCACCCAGAGAGTTCTATTATCGCAGTAAGTAGGATATCTCATAACGTCATAGACTTATGGTGGGAAGGTAATGTATTAATGGGAAAACTCCAAATCATTATGTCACCAGGTTTCGTTAATCAAGGAATTATTTCATGTGAAGGTGATAGAGTGGCTAACTACATTCGTCAAGGATTAAAAATCGGTGTATCATCAAGAGGTGTTGGTTCGTTAGAAAAAGAAAATGGTAAGAACATAGTACAAGATGATTACGAACTAATCTGCTGGGACATTGTAACTTCCCCATCAACTCCTGGGTCTTGGATATATAATGAAGAACCATCTAGAGAACAACAAATGTCAGAGTCTAATAAAAAGAATGAAGATAATTTATTAAAAGATTCTTTATCTAATTTTTTATTAGATTAAAAAAAACCCTAAAAAAAGTACTAAAAAAAATCTTTTTATGTTTTATTGCATATTTATTAAAAAATGCGTATGTGTACGCGTTTTAATATAATAATAAAATAATTTTAAAAAAAATTAAAATGGCTGAGAAAAAGAAATCAATCATCGAAGAGGCTTTGTTAGAAGCAAAGACTTTAGAGGATGCCTTAAAAGCCAACACGAAAGAAATGCTTTCGGCGCATATGTCGAAAGAAATTGAAAGTATCGTAGAGTCGTCTTTGAGAGAAAAAGATGAAGAAACTATTGAATTAGACGATATTGAATTAAAAGGATCCGCAGATGATATGGACGTTGAGTTAGAACTTGACAATGAAGATGACGATTCAGAAGAATCTGAAGAGTTGGGGATGGAAGTTATGGATTTACCAGATGATGGTGAAGAAGTTGCTGATATCGAATTAGACCTCGACACTGATCTAGATTTAGATGGTGAAGAAGAACTAGAATTAGACCTTGAACCTATGGGGATGGAATTGGGTATGGACGATGTATTAGATATGACAATGTCTTCAGATGATGAAGTTGTTAAAGTATTTAAGAAATTAGGTCCAGACGATGAAGTTGAAGTAGTTAAAGACGCTGATGGAATTCATTTGACAGATAACGAAACGGGTGCAGAGTATTACATTAAAGAATCTTTGGAAGAAATGGAAATGATAGACGAAGATGATGAAATGTGTGAAGGTTGCGGTATGGACGAAGATGACGAAGTTGTGTATGAAATCGAAATGGCTGATGAATTAGGTGAAGGACACCAAAGTTTTTCTGACCGTAGAAGTGAAAGAAGAGGGATGAGAAAACATTATGGTGAAAACCCTGATGGTTTGGATGCTCACTTATCACATTCTAAACAAGGGTATAACGATAGAATGGATGACTCATTAGGTATGGATGAAGATTATGGAATGGATGAAGATGATGATGCTTCTTTGGAGGAAGATCATACATTGGCTAGAACTAAAGGATACCAGAGAAAAGGTGGACATAGAAATAGACAAACTTCTGAAACTAGAAATTCACGTAAACCAGTCATTACTAGAAAACCAAAAACTAATACTGTTGCAGAATCTAAAATGTTAAAAGAGTACAATGAGTTGAAAGGTAAAAATACCGAATACAAAAAAGCTCTTAATATATTTAAAGACAAACTTAATGAAGTGGCTCTATTCAATACTAACTTAGCGTATGTAAATAGATTGTTCACAGAAAATTCGACAACTAAAAAAGAAAAAATGTTAATTCTTAAGAGGTTTGACAATGCTGATACAATCAAAGAATCTAAATCTATTTATAAAACAATTAAAACTGAGTTAGATGCGAAGACACCAATCAGTGAGTCTGTTGAAAATAAAGTTAATAAAACTGTTAAGTCTTCAAAATCTGATTTGAATGAATCTACTGCTTATGTAGACCCACAAATTTCAGCGATTAAAGATTTAATGAAAAGAATATCATAATAATAATAACAAAATAAAAAAACTCAAAAATAAAATGGGACATTTATTAAATTCAGGTGAAGTCGGAAATATCGGACTTGAACACCTAAAACAAATAAGATCTAAAACTATTTCAAAGTGGAACAAAATTGGTTTCCTAGAAGGTTTAAAAGGTCACGTAAAAGAGAACATTGCTCAGTTATATGAAAACCAAGCATCCTCTATGCTAAACGAATCAACGGGAGCTGGCTCCTCTGGTTCATTTGAGACTGTCGTCTTTCCAATCGTAAGACGTGTATTCTCTAAATTATTGGCTAATGACATCGTATCAGTACAAGCGATGAACATGCCAATTGGAAAATTATTCTACTTTGTACCAAAAACATCATCTACACAAGTTCCTTTGAACGGTAGTAATGGTGATGGTAATGGTGCATTACCAGAATGTGTAATTAGTGGATGTAATGCTGATACAGTTATCACTCCATTCTTAACTAAATCACTTTATGATTTATTTTATAATGATGGTTTATTTGACGCATCTAAAGGTAAAAAAGTTATTTTTGCTGGTGCTGGTTACTATGGTGTAACTATTAATGCTGCTGGTGAGAATGTTACTACAGCTTTGGCTTCTCAGCCTTTAGCTTCTGACAATTCATTTAGAAGTGTTAAGATGTGTGTAACAGGATTCTCTGACACAAATGCTGGTAGATTAACTGGTCCAGATGGTAATGAAATGGATACTGAAACTTTCTTAGCTTCTTTAAATGTTGTTTCAGAAGTTGAAATAGTTGATAACGATGGTAAAACAATCATCGCTGCTGGTGGTGCAGTACCATTTAGATTAGTGGCTCAAGTATATGGAAAAGGTATTGTAAATTACAATAATATCTGTACTCCTGATGGTTGTCTATTAATTGAATTAGATTTGACACACCCAGCGTGTATCGATTGTGGTTCTGCTAACCTTGATGGTTATGTAGGTGCCGCTTCAGGTTCAACATTCCCATTGACTGGGTTTACAGTTGCTTGGAGTAGATACGAAACATTAGAATTTGCTACTGAGATGGGAGAAGTTTCTTTCGAACTTGATGAAGTAGTTGTTTCTGTTACGGAAAGAAAACTAAGAGCTACTTGGTCTCCAGAATTGGCACAAGATGTTAGTGCATTCCACAACATTGATGCTGAAGCTGAATTAACAGCTTTATTGTCTGAACAAGTTGCGGCTGAAATCGATAGAGAGATCTTGAGAGATTTGAGAGTCGGTGGAGCTTGGACATTGAGATGGGATTACAACGGATGGAAAAGAACGACTAGTGGTGGTTTCAACGCTTACACTCAAAAAGAGTGGAATCAAACGTTGATTACTAAAGTAAATCAAGTTTCTGCTCAAATTCACAAAGCAACTTTAAGAGGTGGTGCGAACTTTGTCGTAGTATCTTCTGAAGTTTCAGCGATTTTTGACGACTTGGAATACTTCCACGTATCAAACGCTAATCCAGAACAGGATCAGTACAATATGGGAATTGAGAAAATTGGTTCATTAGGTGGACGTTACACTGTGTATCGTGACCCTTACGCTCCAGCTAACTCAATCATCATTGGACATAAAGGTAAGTCTTTATTGGATACTGGGTACATTTATGCACCTTACGTACCGTTACAACTTACTCCAACGTTGCAAAACCCGTTCAACTTCGCACCAACGAAGGGTATCATGACGAGATACGCTAAGAAGATGGTTAATAACCGATTCTATGGTACGATTACAGTTGATGGTGTTCAAACGTTTGACATCAATGAATTGAGATAGACTTAATTTAAAAGTTAATATTAAAAGGGTGGGATTTATTTCTCACCCTTTTTTGTTTTACGATATATTTATTATTATATTAGCAGTTATATGAGAATTAAAAAGAAACATGTATTATTAGAATCTAATTTAATTGACACATCAGTTGAGTTTTCCCCACAAGAAAAAAGACTTCTATGGGTATTAAATAAAGAATTTGGACCACACGACTATAAATCTTTTAATATATGGAAATCAGCGGTATGGTTAATAGAGTTATTTGATATACCTTATGATATAGCTTATGAAATATCATACACATATTATTATAATGGTGATAAGTTATTTAGTGAACATAAGCCGTTAAGAAAGTTACAAAATACTACTGAAATATTTTTTAGACATTTGGTTGATTTTATTAGGGACTTTAAAGTGGAGTTATCATCCAAATCCACTGGCGATAATGATGGAGATAATGATTCACATGTAGGTATTTTAGATATAGATTTTATTGATGATGATTATGGTAATTATAAAACAGAATTTCTCCAAAGAAATATACTTTTTTGGGATAATAGTTATGGGTTTACTTTATATATCCCACTAAATGCTCGTGAGGTTGGGGAATGGCCCAATAAAAAATATCTTTATAGTACAGAAACTGACCCTAGGTTAATTATGGTTAGTGTTAAGTTTAGTGAAATAAAAACACCTAATGAGGATGATAAATATGATTATGAGGGTGACCCTGATAAATTTAAGGTAGATGTGAATATTAGAATTGGTAATGACACTACATCTGGAAAAGAGGGTGGTGGTTATTCATTAGATAATTGGATGAGTTTTGATGTACCTACACCTAAACCATTATCTAAAGAAAAAATACATGATACTTTAAAGGGCATTTATAATGATGTAATAGAAAAACTTAAAAAAACAAAGTTTAATTTACCATCTGGTGTTGAACCATTAAATTTAAATGATATTTAAAAAAACAAAGTTTAATTTACCATCTGGTGTTGAACCATTAAATTTAAATGATATTAAAACAAATGATTAATAAATTATTCTTTTTGATTAACTACACTAAATTTTAGTTTGGTAGTATAAGTCTTAACTAATTCGTTAGAAGTTAACTTAATATCGATATAATATTCATTAGGTATAAACCAAGAAGTATCTAAAATAAAATAATTTCTAAGAAACGCTCTATTAACATCTTCCCAGTCAATTACATTTACTTGTGTCGTACCTTCTCTAATCCATAATCTATATTGTAAACCATCAATTACACTTGATTGGTTAATTGTATATGGTAATCTAGCGTTAACAAATACTTTTCTTTTATCACCCCTTTTAATTTTTTCATCTCTTTTAATCCCACTTAAAGAAACTTCATATTCTATGGGTAAAGATTCACTATCACCAAAATTATAATAAATGTCATCAGATTTAATTTCAAAGTCTAACGTCACATCCGGACGATCAATACCATTTATTTTTATATCTCCCCAAGTATCGGTAAATAAAACACAATTTTCTTGAGTTATCGGAACAAATACGTCAACATAATAGATCCCTGTTGTTGTCTGTATTGTTTGTGCTGAAGTAATAGCAGAAAATGTAGACCCATTAGAGTCTTTTATTACTACGCTAGGGTTATTATCTAAATTGGTGGGTTGTCCTCCGACATTTACGTAAAAATATAGTCTATTAGTCTTACCAGCGTAAAAGTTCTTCCTGTCGTCTCTAATTGGATCATTATAAACTGTCTCTAAGAATGGTTCATAATATGTTTGAGTATGTCTAGTGAAGAACCCTACATATTGAGACGGGTTTTTAATTAATAATTCTAAATCTCTTTCAAAAGCAACCCCATACCCATAATTGGTTGTACCACCAGTAATTAAACTATTAACTTCATCAGTTATAACCATAGAAATATCTTCATTACCCTTATCAAAATGTTGTGTAGCAACTGTAATTCCTGATGGGGAACCAGAATAGACACCACCATCGTCCCATTGGGTAGTTGTCTCAGAATTTAACCAATTACTAGCCGATTCTACAAAAGTGATATTATCTTCAGATTCAAAACTTAATAATTGTTGGTAGTCATATCCACAACCTTCATCCCATTCTTTGTTAACTCTAAATAAAACTAAATCAAAGGATGAAGTTCTTTGTTTACCATCTAATAATTTTTGAGCTTGTAAATCTTTATCGAAAAATGAACTGTTTGTCATTCTTAATGTGTGAACTACTTTAGATAAGTCACCAAGTTCTCCAGAAGTGTATCTATTTTGTAAATCTGTTACATCAAAATATAATAAATGTCTTGTGTAGTCGGCTGTAGTATCTTTACCACCATAATAAATTTCTGCAATAGGATTTCTACCAGTATTTATCTGAGTATTTTTTATTATGGTATTGTTTTTATCTATGTATGATCTAATTAGCATATTTTCTTTACATATAAATATATTAATTACTATTAATGTTCTTATTTAATATTTTATTTAAGTCAAATCCCATAACATCTGTAGTAGTTTTACTAGGGTCGGGGGGTAAACCATTATAGGGGTGGACATGTGAAATGACATATTTCTTAATTAAATTTAAAAACTCTACTAAGGTATCACCATATACCAATGGGTGTGCATCATTATTAATTTTTTCTTGTTCATCATCAGTAATTAACCCTTTAGGGTCAGTTAAATTAAAAGAATGTTCACCATCGTGACTAATTAAATTTATTTTATTGGCAACTACATTTATAACGCTAGTTGTTACATCATTTTTTTTAATTAATTTTACTTCTGGTATTGTTTTTACTATGTCTATAGATATTAAATCTTTAGAGGTTGCAATCCCGTTAGCGCCTTTATATATTGTAATAAAGTCTTGTGCATCTGATTTTATCTGATATTGTAATAAACCTTTAGTGTCTATATATATTTTGGCAGCATTTAAAGCCTGTTCTCTGGAATTTTTACCAGTGTTAAATACTTGGGTGAAGGTATCAATTTCCTTACCATCGGATATATTAATTATTCTTATAAATAAATCAGTAGATAAAACATCATCTTCTATATATCTTTCAGGTGGTAAATCCCCTGACAACCCTAATGGTGTCGCTTCCGTATTTGTATTAATTTTTACAAATATACTAATTTTTGGTAGGGGTTGAGATTTAGTAACCACTTTTCTTTGGGTTATCTCTCTTTTTAATTTTTCACCACCGTATTTTAATTGTATAAAACCTAAATCTTTTTTATTATATTTTTTAGGGTCACCTTCTGTAAATTTACCAGTTCTAATCCATATTTGTCTATCTTTTTGAATAATGTCTGTATTGTACCTTCCCTGTAAAGTTATATCATCATCATCACCATAAACACCCAATTCAACATTAGGGTCTTTTAATTTTTTGTAACCGTCAGGTAAAATAGAAAGTGCATCATTATAATCTTCACCACTCAATTTTGTGGGTTGAGTAATTAAGGGACCTATCCAAAAACGTTTAGATTTAAACGATGTCGTTGGTGTACCTACCTTATATTCATATTGGAATACGAAAACACATTCACCAACTTTAGGTAAGGTACTTAGATATTTTGGTAAGAGTGGGACACAATCTATTAGGGTTGAATCTGTTTCTAAGTCATCAACACCAGTGATTCTTACTTTAATTCTACCTGACTTAGTAGTGTCTAAAACACTAATTACCTCCCCAACTTTAATAATTGGTACAGTATCGGTATTTGTACTATTGTTATAATAATTACCTGACATTAATCTACACCTTTATATCTTTTTGTTAGTATTTTATTTCCATAATAATATTCTTTTTCGAGATTTTCTAAATTATCCACCATTTTTAGAATATTATTTTTAATACCACTTATTTCATTTTGTAATTCTTGTAAATTCATCTTAATTGATGCATTACTTTTATTATCCCAATCTGTTGTCTTCTTTTCCATATCCTTTATATCACCTAATTATACCCTTAGCTTTAACTATATCTAAAGTTGCTCCCACAACTTGTATTGGTCCACCAGCGTTACCACCACTAGCAGTTAATTTAATGCCTGGAGGCATTTCAATTTCAATAACTGCATCTGTTGTTAATGCATTTATAATCTCTTCGATTCTAATAACTTCCATTTGTAAGTCTATATTTTTTGCCCCACTAGGTAAAGGACCAATTCCAACACCTACTTCTTTTTTTCGTTCAATTATTTTTGAAGCAATATCTATGGGACTTAAACCAGTTCTAAACTTTGTACCAAATAATATTAACCCAGTTGGTATCGTTTTTAATCTTTTTGGGGGTTTAAAAGCGTTTTTTAGTAAAGATGAAATAGTACTAAATATCCCCATTACACCACTTGAATCTCCTGCCATATTTATATGTTTTTAATCACAAAATCTACCTTTTTTACCTAAAGTAGATTGTATGTTTATGTTATTTAATGCGTTTAAATTTATACCTTCTGTAAAGTCACTTAGTTTATCTGCAGCACCCTTAGCTTTACCAAACAACTCATTTGCTTTTTCTAATTTTTCAGTTATCTTACCAGGAATTAAACTGGAAATGCTTTTTATATATTGTAAATTTTCTTCTTTAATTTTTTTTGTAATGTAACAAATAATTAAGTTTTTTAATGCTTTAATAACTAAAGGTAATAAATATTCGTATATTAATTTTCTTATTAATTCACGAATTATGTCTCTAATGACACACTCATATTCTTTTAAGATTTTTTTAATATTTACCTCTTTTATTGGTACACCATTAACTAAAAAATATAACATATTTACTAAAAGTAAATTTTTAGGTGATAAAACCATTTTAGTGAGTGCAATTTGTAAAGATGTAATGAAGTTTGCTAAAAATTCTGCAGATGCATTATTTATATCTAAGTTTTTAACACCCACAGTTGACTCATCTATGAGTCTATCCATTGATCTACTATATGCACTTATTTTTTCTTGTAGGTTAGATGTGGATTTTATATCCTTATTTATATTATCCAATGTCTCAAATGAAATAGAACTAGTTTGTTTACCACAACATTTATTAAATTGTTTTAACCCTAATTTTTTTTGTGATACAGTTCTTTTAATATTTTTAATTTGATCTGCATTAAAATCGTAAAAAGATTCGTCAAAAACCACCTCAGCATTATCACCCCCATTATTAATATAATCTTCTATTGATTTCTCAAACTCAACAACTTTATTTAAACATTCGTCAGGTAATTTTATTTTATTTGTTAGTGTCCCATATATCAAATCTACTACATTTGGCATCACTTTATCCACATCAAGAAGAGGGTTTTGGCTATTAAAATAATCGTTAATAAATGTTACTAATGATTTATCCTGATAACTATCCATTATTCTCACATTAAATAGTATAGGTTTTTGTTCTATATCTTGATATGGGGTGCCAGACGATTCCACAAATCCTATAACACTATCCTCATAATACCTAAACTCTGCTATCTCTTTACCACTTAAAGGATCTTTCCACGTTAAAGGGTTACCATTTTCTTGTATAACTTCCCATAAAAAAGCATTCATATCGCTGTCCTTATCACCATCGTAAAATAATTCCCCAACACTACTGTTAGGGTTTGCTGCGAAAAGACAGGATAAATCTATTTTGTTTAATTCTACATTGTAACCAATACCTGTTTGTGTAGTTCCTGGTTGTGTTTGAAATAACCATCCAGGAATTGTTGGTTCTATTTTACAAACATAACATTTATTCAATGACGATTTTAGGTTAAATGATAAATCTTTAGCTAATGGAGATAGTTGTTCCACCAACCAATTAATTAGTTGCATCCTCATTTCATCGAAATTAATTCCAGATAAAACAGATAAAATATCGTTTAAAAAATCTATAACCGCTTGACTAGGGTTTAGATTTGGTACGTCTGGTAATGTAGACGGTATTTGTAAGTTTGGGAGATTGTTACAAGTAGTTTGTTTAAGAGAAATAAACTCGAATATTTGTCTTTTAATACCTTCTATAACATCATCGGGTTCACATACTACATTTTTAAATTTTTCACTCATTCCCCAAGATCATATTCTGTGTTATTTTTATCAGATTTTTCTTTAAATAATTCTCTTAAAATATCTTTATCTTCTTCTGTTATAGAATTGTTTTGGACTGTTCCAGTATTTTCACTTTTATCTGTAACTATCTGACTTTGTAGTTTGGCTAATGATAGTTTTTTATCAACTGCAGTTTCTAATATTTTAAGTGTTTCATTATTGACTTTACCTATCTGATATTCATCGTTAACGTCATCAATTTCCACTCTAACTTTTCTTTCATTTAATTCTTTCCTAGCACTATTCATTATATTTACACAATCATTATAAATTTCTTGCATAAACTCTTGTAGACTATCTTTGTCTAAGTTAATTTTAGTTTTTTTTGGTCTTCCCATGATATTGTGTTTATTGATAAATATCTAAAAATGTATTTTATATTAAACCATTATCTATTTTATCGTTTTTAAGTAGGATATATATTTTTTTAAATTTTTTCATAGAGACTCTAATGTCTTTTGTAGATAAATCAGTCATTTCTCTAATATATGATAGTATTAAATTTTTATTGTACTTATTACCACTTTCTATTTGTTCAAATATAGTTTCCCAACTATCTAAAACAGTGACTAAAGAATTACCAACTTTGATTTCATTCTCATTAAGTTTAGTAGTCTCTAATTCTAATTTAATACTAGCAGAAATCTCACCAATAAAGATATCTAAAGGTGTTTTATCTTTATCCTCTATATTGTTATATATAAAGTCATCCATAGTCTCTACGGTTTTATATACATCATCATACCTGAGGTCAGTTCTTAATTTTTTATCATCTTTAATTAGTTGACCTAAAAGATAATGTTTACATATTGTACCAAAATACGAATAGGCTTTTTTATTTTTAGCTGGTTTAAAATTATGCATTTTAGTCACTAAAAAAGAAAGAGTATCTGCGTGCATATCTTCAAAAGTATAATCTTTTCTATAAAGTTTATACCTTCTAATGATAGAATCTATCATTTTATTTATTGGGTGCCTAAGATACTCGTTGTAAATTTTATTTCTTTCACTATAGGATTCGGTGGTTAAAAAATCAACCACCGCCTTCTCTTGATCCGGTCCAAAATATAAATTCGATGTCCTCTTACGACCCCTTTTTTTAGGTTCTTCTGACATGGTTAAAATTTATACTTCGTATGTTATCTCTCTATCTTCTGTGAAAAAATATTCTTTTTTAGCTTTATTAACCCAAAACTTACTCTCTAGTACGTCTATACTGTTCTTATATTCAACAAACAAAGACCCTTCTCTATTATTAGTATGTTTATACCCTAGTTTAGGTATTACCATAATAGAAACATCATTGTAAGACATTCTTAAAAGAAATTCATATGTGAAGGTTAGTTTAACATTAGATTTTAAACCACCCCACTCTAAGAATAAATCTTTTTTGACTATCATACCATCAAAATTAAAGTTCTGAACTTTCTGTAGTGTATTATTATCTAAGAAACCACTAACTTCAGTAAATTCTTTAGCCCATACACTTTCATTTGTAAATGAAATAAACTGTCCTTTTTCATCAGTTTCATAGACTATTGGTAGAAATACACCCACTTCTGGATATGACTTACTATATTCTACTCCGTTTTTAATCCATATTGGTGATAACTCATCATCGTACTCTACGAAGGTAAAGTATTCTGTAGTACTTTGTTCTACACCATAATTAATTTGTGATTGAAAGGAATAGTCCTTTGTTTCATTATGTACCACCCTTGTTATTCCCTTTAGTTCACCAAAATCATAACCATCTAAAAATTTTGTTAATTCATCATCATCTGATCTCACAATTAAAAATTCATCTGGCTGTGTTTTTTGATTCTTTATACTTTGTACGCATCCATTAAAATAGGTTTCTTCTAATTTATGGATTGGTAAAATTACTGTTATATTACTTGACATTTTTTTATCTATTAATTTTTATATTATTTTTCAGTTGTTACTACTTCTTTTTCTTCTAAATTTTTACACATCATCTCGAATTCAACTATTCTACGATCAAAAAGTCTTCCGTATACTTCAGAAAGAGTTTTTTCAAATGTTTCAACATCATACTTATTTTTATATTCCTCCATACCATTCATAATATTTTCAGGTAGAGCATCTTCTAAATATAACCCAACCATAGTTGCAATTACATCAGGAATAGAATTCAAATTCGCAGTCCATATACCATTATCATTAAGGTTTAAATTTCCGTTTTCATCAACACTACCCATCCATTCTGGTACCATTCTAGGGATTTTACCAATAACTGGGGTATTACACTTCATTGATTCGATAGGGAAAGTACCAAAACTTGATAGTTCATCAATCCATACACTTAAGAATGATTTACTTAATTCATCAGCGAAATCTTTTCTTGGTAATCCTGACATATCTCTAAAAGTTACAAACCTATAGTGTGGGTATTTCTGATAAAATATTTTTACAATTTTAAGCAATTCTCTTTTATCTCTAGCAGACATTGAAATAGTAGGTACTTTAGGTTTATCACTATCTTTAAAATATTCTGGTATCGCCAAAGGAATTTCTTCTGTAAATGTACCCCTAAATATTGTTCTAACATAATCAGTTAAATTCTTATTTGTTGTAATAACGTCTCTAATATTAAATTGATCCCAACCTTCACCGATTTCTAACATTTCAAAAATGTATTCATAGGCTTGTAGGAAAACTACTCTTTTACAAGGAAAATCTTTAGTTTGTTTCATCACACTAGCAAAAGCTTCGGGAATGATAACAAAGTCTTGTGGACCTACTTGTAGTTTTTGTGATTCGATAGAGATATGTGGTAATTCTGCGTATTCATCACCTAACCACTCGGCAAGTCCAATACCATTCTCATCTTCTCTAAGTTTATAGTCATCTTTATCGTGTAGGATTTGTGCGTTGTACCCCAACTCTCTTAATTTCTTAACATGTTCATAGATTGTAGCAACACCAGCGGTTGGATTACCTTTGGTGTCTAACGTAAAGAAATAGATTCCAAAATCTTTATCTTTAATTTTTTTAATAGAATTCTTTAAATTCTCTAATTGTTCACTCATTTTATTTATATTATTTATTGTTATTATAATTCTTTTAACACACCTTTAATTAATAAAGTATTATATGCTAATTTAAATGGTACTGTGGTAGAATTATTTAAACCAATCATACCCATTTTATTGTCAACTTGTTCATTATACATTAATAGTGTCCCCATAAGTTCTCTATACATCTCATATTTCGTAACATCTATTTGAATACCGTTACTTTCATCATGTAAGATTTGAGATTCATCGTTATCAACGTCTTTATCTATACATTCTTTCTCAACTTCTTCTATTTTAACCAATTCAGACAATTTATCAATGTCAAAATATAATTCTTTACCACAAATTTCTAACAATAAATTATCCATATATTTTTTATTAAATTTTAACTTAAAATTATTATAAGTAAATGTTAAACATCTTCAAAATCTACTGTTTCTGTATTTAATATTTTCTCCAACATTTTTTTATCATCTAATAACTCTTTTAAATCAATTACAGTATAATCTGATTCACAATCCTTATTATAATGATTAATTACTTTAATCGATACTTTACCCGATGGTTTACTATCTAATGTTGTAGGGTTAGCGGTAATTAATATGTCCACATGGTCCCATTTCTTTTCAAAATCTCTAACGAAAACTATATTGTTAACTTTAGATGATAATTTTGATAAGAAGAACAATGTGGCTGGCTTACTATTATTTAATTCTTTACTAACTATAATAGGTGTATGTCCCATATCCTCAATTAGATTATGTAATTGATTTAGATGTTCCACACTATTTAGTTTAGTCTCACCAGCGTGTCCGAAAATCTCTAACGAAGACTCTACATACATAAACTCATTAAGTCCCTTTGTACCACCTGTAAACTCAAAATATTCTAATAGATTTAAACTTTTAATATCTCTTTCAGGTAATTCTTCGGGTTCTTCTTCTTCGTCACCTATTTCCAATGGGTGGTATTTATCATAAACTGACTCAAACTTTGTTATAAAATCTCTTATAACACCATCAATTGTTATTCCTATTTTCATCTTCTTCTACGGTATATATTTTTAATAATTCTTTTTTAGGTATTATTTTCATTCTAGAAAAGTATTCTATCGCATCACTTAAACATATTTGTGTCGTATTATTTATTACATCACCATCTTTTGTTTTTAATACGTATTGTTTCATCTTAATTTTCTAACAAGTCAAATGTTTCTTCTATTATTCTAATAATTGGGTTTCTAACAACATCATTAGGGTTTCTTAGTTCAACACATCCAAAGTTGTCTATGTTGTTAAATTTATCTATAATAACCTCCAAAGAACTATCTTTTTTATTTCTTATATCTTTTTGTTTTACATCACCTAAAATAATCATTTTTGAGTTGTCACCTATACGTGTCATTAGAGTTCTCATGTTATCTACAGATATGTTTTGCGCTTCGTCAACAATGATAATAGTGTTATCAATACTTCTACCTCTAACAAAAGCTAAAGGTTGTAAATTTATTAAACCTAACTCTCTAAGTTTACGTGTTAAAGACTCACCAATAATTTTTTCAAAATTATCAATAAAAGAACCCAAATAAGGATCGAATTTTTCGTTTAAATCTCCAGGTAAACTACCCAACTCTTCACCTCTTAATTGTGTGATAGATTTAACTAGAAGTATTTTTTTATATTTACTTTTTGATTTTATCAATTTCAAAGCTTCTGCACATGCAATAAAAGTTTTGCCAGTACCAGGTAATCCTGAAACAATACTAATTTCATTATTTCTTATCGACTCCCTTAATTTACCTTGATTTTCGTTTTTACACTTGTAGTGTACTGACATTGATGTGAGGAATTTATCCTCTTC